CGCATAGTATCTTCGCCATCTCACACCTCCGTGGATCGGATCGGCATTATGTAATGCGAGGCGTTGCCATCTTCCAATCGCATAATATCCGCGGGCGTGCCAAGCTGTATCGTCAGGTCGCCACCTTTAACGTGTTGCGCGGATTCCAGGAAGTAGTCTGGGTTATATGCGATTTTCAACGCCGGCCCTTCAAACGCGCACGGGACGGATACGTTCATTGCGCCTTTGCCGGTAGAACGCGCGGTGAACACGAGTTCTTTGTTTGCTACACTCATCAATACGCTTTCTTTCGCCTCCGCGGTAACCACACGGGCAAACTTGATCGTCTTGATCAGCGCATCACGGTCTACGGTTACAGTTGTTTTGTGCGTTGCGCCAATCGCACGCCGATAGTCGGGATATTGAAGATCGAGCTTGCGAATGATAACTTTGTTTTCCGGTGATTCGATTCCGAGTGTAGTAATGTGATTGTATAGCTTTACTCGCGCCGGATAGCGCTTCAGGAATGAGAGGAATATTTTCGCCCCGCCGAGTGGTATCGTGAACGCATCGATGTCCGGGATTGGTTGCGCGGTGTCGATTGTCGCAAGCCTGAACCCGTCCGCCGTGACGAACCGGAGATGGCCGCCAACGCTTTCGAAGTGTAGCCCGTTCAACGCGCGCATCATTGGATCGGCGGCTATCGCATAGATAACGCGGTCAATCTCGCTTGAGAGTGTCGGGATGAGTTCGATCGGTTCAGCCGTTGAATCGAATATCAGCGCTGGGAAGTCTTCTGGGTCGAGCATTGGGATGTTTGCGACTCCGCCGTTGCTGTACACGTCAAGCGTCGCTTCGTTTTCTTGCTTGATGTTCAGCTGAGCGCTCGGCGCGTTTTTGGCGATCTCAAAGAGCGTCTTGGCGTCCACGGCGGTCTTGCCCGGCGATTGCGCGCTCGCCCCTTCGAGTTTGATCCGTATCGATGTTTCCATATCCGTTGCGTACAGGTATACGGCATCACTGCATTCGATCAGCACGCTTGATAGGATTGGCTTAATCGCCTTTGCCGGCGCAACGGATACAATGTTCGTCATCGCATTTTCGAGAGTTTTCTTGTCAACTGTAAATTCCATAGTCCCCTCCGATGTAGTTTTCGATTTTAAGGCGGTTTTTAGCCCCTACGGGCGACGTTCGGGTTGAGTTGCGAGTGTTTTGTCACGGCGGATTTTATCGCGCGTTTTGGGGCCGTTTAACGCGTTTTGCTCTTCGTCGTCCCCAGATGCCCGGAGCAACGCTGCGATGATCATCCCAATCGGCGCGCCGATGAATATGCCGATGAGTATGCCGGCGAGCATTAGAACGGGACCTCGTCTTCGTTGGATAGTATTGGCGGGACAAGCGGCTCTTCGTCGAACGTCTCGGACTTGGTTTGCTCACGGTCTCGCGTGGGCCGTGGCAAGAACTCGAACCGATCCATGATCACCTCGGTCGAGTTGCGTTTTGTCCCGTCTTGCGCCTCGTAGGTGTTGGTGCGGATGTGACCTTCGACGATTAGCCCGGTTCCTTTGACGAAGTAGTTGCTGATCGTGTCGCATACCTTCCCGAACGCGACCACACGGAGCCAATCGGTTCCGGGGTTATCGTTATTCTTGGTTTTTGGGCGGCTTACACCGAGCGAGAAGTTCGCGACGGGGTCCCCGCTTGGGAGATACTTCACTTCCGGGTCTCGCCCGAGATAACCGCTCACGATGATTTTATTCATTGATTTTCCTCCCTCCGAATTCCGTTATAACATTGAGCTTTGTATGCTTTCTGCCCGTGATGGCCGCGCTCACGACCATCGGGCAGCACCATTTGTCGTTTTCAAACACGATGCCTTCCAGGGCGTCGATTAAAATCTTCAGCATATTATTTGGATCCGCAAAACGTTTGTTTTTGAATTCGAACCCAATTACGAGATAGAAGAAGTTCCCGGCCGGCAGTATCTTCCAACGCGCCCGCTTCGCCGCTTGTTTGGCGCATATTTTAGCGAGCTCGACAAACGCGCGCGCTTCGGCATCGAGGTAGAGCCGCCCGTTTTGCGAGCGCTTGAAGTAATGGTTCACGCTCGGTGGGAGATCGGGGATTTCGATGATCATCCCTTTCCCAGCTCCTTTATCGGCGCTGTGGCCTTCCCGGCGATCTCTCGCGCGAGATTGTTCACGAACGCTATCGCCATCGGGTTGTTGGTTTGAGTTGCCGCCTTCTCCCGTTGCGCGAAGCTGCCGTATATCCGCATAAAGTGCGCGCGGGTCGGCATCAGCGTGTTCTCCGTGAGGTCGCATAGCGTTCCCCAGCCGATGGAGTTCTTCGCCGCTTCCAGCTTCCAATCATCGTATGTTGGCTCGGAGTAGTAACCATATCGCGAGATATCGCGGTACACGATACCCCACGCTTCCTCTGCGCTGAGCTCCGGGTGTTGCTGTTCGCGCATCGCGTTCACGCGTTCCCACAGGTCGGCGGGTACGGGGGCGTATTTGCTCGTTCTTACATAATCATCCACCGCGGCTTTGAGTTCATCATCCGTCATATCGTTCAGCACGGAGTACCACGCTTTGAGCACTTCTTTGTTGCTCGTAATGCCGCGGAGCTTTTCGTAAACGGTTCCGAGCAGCATCATTGCCTCGGTGAACACTTGCTTACTTAACGCCATTCTTTATCGCCTCCTCGGCTTGCGCTTCTTCCCAAAACGCTTTGAGCCCTGCGAATCTTTGTTCGTTAGCATTGCGGTTATCGTAGTTGCCTTCTAAGATTTTTTGAAGATTGGCGGGCTTAAATATCCAGTCGAAGCCTGCTTTGAACGTGTTTGCTCGCCCGGAAAGAAAATCGGAATCCTGAACCTTATAAAACAAGTCGTGAAAGAACCCGATGTCGGGATGTTCCTTCCAGCGAGATGCAATACAATCACGCCGCGATTTTGCCCAATCTTTTGGTTCCTGGATTTTGGGAAGTGATGAGCAGATAGATAAGAACATTTCGTAGATATCCTGATAAGGCGTCGGGTTTGATTTCGGTTTTGGAGAAGAGCGTTTTTTCGGCTCGATGCACGTTATATTTTCTTCTAATTCTTTAGAATCTTTCTCATCTAAAGAATTAGAAGAAAAAGTCTGTTCTGTTCTTATCTCTTCTGTTCTATTCTTATATAAGCTAACGTTTATACTATCGTTTATACTATCGTTTATACTATCGTTTATACTATCGTTTATACTATCGTTTGTACCCCTCTTTTTATAGTATAACGGTTCCTCGTTGTTGTTTGTACTATCCTTTATACCCTCTTTTTGATAGTATAAGAGCATATATTTTCCAGCTTTTCTTTGAGTCCCTTTAGAATAAGCGAGCAGCCCGCTATCAACTAACCTTTGCCGCGCACGAATTACGGAAGGCTCTGTGGCCCCTAACTCGGCGACGAACCGGCTGTTTGGGACGGATAGAACCTTTCTCCAGCCCGAACGGTTAAACAAATCGAGTATCTTGAAGTACATATGCACCTCAAGATGGGAGAAATGGAATTCCAAATCCATCTGCCAGAACCGATTAACAAGGTCGATGTAGGTCATTTTTATCACCTAATTCTGGTATTCAAATTTTATCCGCATAAGTGCCACCAGCTCCTAATAATAGATAGCGCCCCTCATAGGCGAGAGGCGCGTTGTTTGTCTATTCGGTTACCGCCGGTTCCGGTTCGGCTGGTGTAGTCGTGATATCAACCCAATCGGTTTCGTCAGCGGCCGCGAACACATCTTCGTATTCTTTTTTGGTTGTTTCATCTTGAGTCATCGAGCGTTGGATTTCCGTGGAGAGTGGGAGATACTTCGCAAGTTGCTTAATCACGGTCTTCTTTGCCATCGCGTCGTAATCGGTCGCCCAGGGGCCGTAGTCGGGGCTCTTGGAACGTTTGCGGTACTTGTCGATATCTTGCACGCTCATCACGAGGAATGAGAAACCACCGTCTTTGAACTTCGCGATCGCGTAGTAACAATAAGCCGCGCCGCGGTTCTCCAGCGCCGGGCGGTGCATCAGCTTCGGCGTAAGTCCATATTCGTACTCGAAGGCATCGCCTCGACACACCTCGTGGACGTCGAGGGTTTGGAGCTCGCCGGAACGCCGTACTAAATCAATATATCCCTTATACCCAATTTGGAACTGCACTTCCGTCGATTTGGTTTTGTTGTTGTAGTACGGGATGAGATACGCGTGCCCGAGGATGCCGGGTTCGAGGCCGAGCTGCGCGGATAGCATCAACGCGCCAAGAAGCGATTGCGAGGAACATTCCAAAAGTTTGGGATTCTTCCTAATTTCGGTCATCGCCACCCGTAATAGGTGGTCGCTCTTGATGTGTTGTGGGAGAACCTTCGCAATCTCAGGCGCCATCCGCTTGAATAAATCTTGGATATTCTGATAAGGGCTTACCGCTCTGCTTTGCGCCGGCTTGATAGCTGCGGGCGCCGCGCTTCCGGTTCCCGCTGTTACCACCTGCGGGTCGAGCTTCGGAGCTTGAATAATCCTCTCTTTAATCCCGTTCATCTTTGCATCCGTCATACCGTTTCCTCCTTCACGGTGAATCGCCGTGATTGCGATTCTTTTATGTACTGGCTATATAAATCCGGGTTGGTTTTTTCGAATAGTTTCGTATCGAATCGTTTTGATACCACGTTCTTCCAGCTTACGGTAAAGCGCCCCACGCGAGCGCGTTCGGCATCTTTCATCGCGTCCTTAATCTGGTTCTCGAGATAATCTTGCGATATCTCGAGGTCTTTGATCCGCGTCTTAACGTCGACGAGTTGCTCTAAGGTGTCCGAGTAAGTGGGCGGTAGTTCGATACTCGCGCCGGCGTTCGCGTTAGGGTAGAGGCGATTCATAATATCGCCGTGGAGCTCGGCTTTGCTCTCCGATATCGGCGGCGGGGTTTGGGTTTCTACGCAGCGCCAGAACTCCGATTCCTTCGCGATCATCATCTCGATCAGCTCTTCGTCGCGTTCGATCTCTTTCCACTCGAACCGGTTCCCTCCGATGAGCACGGCGAAGTAAGCCTTTTCCGCACCGGTTACGGCAAGGTAGTGCATCACCTGAATCACGTATTCCGCCGGGATATCGTCCCCTTCCCATTCCTTCGCGTTCCACGCGCCCGTGGTTTTGCACTCGAGGATTGCGTTCTCTCCTACCACGCGGCGGTCGATGTTTGCAATCATATGCTCGTGCTCGGGATGAATCAGGATGCGATTCACGCGTTGCACTTTCTTCCCCGTTCGTTTGGTGAACTCATCGGCGACGATGGCTTCGAGCACATTACCCCAGTAAGCGGCTTCCCCCGCTTCGGGCTGCTCGATTTCACCGGCTTTCTCTAGGTAGAGCTGGAGCGGTGATTTCCAACGAGATACGCCGATTGCCGCGGCCGCATCGGATCCCCCAATGCCTTTCATCCTTGCCTCTTTCCATTCCTCGTATGTCATCTCTAACGTTCTAGCACTCACTTGCATCTTCATAAGATTCAACCTCCTCCTCTTCTCCAAAAAATTCTTTCACGATCTCTTCGAACGTCACGCCGAGCGCGTATGCAATGCGGGCCACGGTTTCGTACGATACGCGGCCGCCGCCCTCGGCTTTGGTGATCGTGGCGCCGCTTAGCTGCGCCTTTGCCATCAAATCCAGTTGCGTCATCCCGAGTTCGCGCCGGCGCTTTTTAACACCTTTGAGGATAAAACCCATATCCTCCGGTTCGACGCCATCTCGGATGTACTTATTGACAGGCGTGTGCTTCTCCGACAACCCTTCCACAGCGCCAATCGCGACGTACCTACCGAATGCGATATCACCGATCTTGTGTCTTGGTTCGGCGAGCGCGTCCAGCAGGTCAAGGTCATCATATTTCGCGCGGTATCGTTCCATCTTCATCACCCTCCTACGCCGTGAGATAGAGCTCGAGTTCATTTATCCCGTACTTCGAGCAAATTTTATAAACTTCCTCGCCTCGTTTTAGCGCTTCTTTTGCGTCATCTAATGTTTTGATTTGCGAGTTCATTCCGTGTCGAATGTACATCTTCAACAACTTTGCAATTTGAAGTCTCCACTCCATTTCTATCCTCCTCCTTTTGATTTTGCTCCCAGCAAAAAAGCCGGTGAGCGAGTGTTTGGGATAGTTGCTCTTTTGTCACTCTCGTCATCTCCTTCGTGGTACCCATATTCACTTTTCAAAGACCCGACTAATCAAAGTGCCGCGGCGTGGTTATAACGTGTTATTGTATTTGTGATTCGCTGCTTGAAAACGAGCGCATAAACGAGTAGAAGTCGCGCTCGGATACACCAAGGGCTTCAGCAAGTTTGATCATTGTGTCGTGAGACGGTTTTCTAACGCCTCGTTCTAAGTGGAAGATATAGCTTTCACTAACGCCGACTTTTGCGGCCAGTTCAGTTCTGGTAAGATTTTTTTGTTTCCGTAAATCACTAAGAGTCATTAAATCACCTTCTTTCTTACAGAGAGTAGTATATCACGTATTTTACTCTTTGTCAATACTAAGCACAAAACCTTACTTAAAGTCTTTTGACTAAGAGCGAAGAGGGTGCTAAAATTGATTGCAATGGGCTTTGAAGCTAAAACAACAGGAAAAAGAATCGCGGATATTCGAGGGAAGAATAATATGAGTCAAGAGAAGTTGGCCGAAACGCTAAGCAAAAGCGTATCCCTGATTTCTCTTTACGAGGGCGGGCATCGTGTACCACCGCCGGATGTTTTGTACCAGCTTTCAGAACTATTTGCAGTGTCCGCAGATTATTTACTTGGCCTTACCGATAATCCTAATCTGTCCGGCGGTCTCCCGCCCGACTACGCTCGTCTAAAAGCGATCGAGGTGGAATTGGAGAAGATCGACCTCGCGCGGATCATCGAGATCGAGCGGCTGATGCGGAAGGGATAGAACGCCAATTGAACGCCAATAGAACGTGCATAGAACGTGTTTGCTACACCAAGACGCGGTTCTTTCCATTTTGGAAATAACCACTTTCTACTTACCTGCAACTAACACCTACACTTAATATCTGTGGTTCTTTCCGTTTTGGAAATAACCACCCGTTTTTGTGACGTCACGAAAAAGGTCAACCACCGAGTAATCCTTAAAAAGCCTCTGCTGTCTATCTTCTCTGTCAAACCTTTGCTCAAGTTCGAGTATTGTCTTGTCGCGCTTGAAAGTGTTACACCTATCATCAAAATCGCTTCCCCACTTCAGTAAAAGTTGCCACAAATAATTATAGTTTTTCCTGAGAAAACGCAAAGATCCGAGTCTTTGCTTGTTGCAAAACCAGCACCCACCGCGAGCCAAATCGGTATATATAGGCGACACAAGATCAAGCGATTCGCATATCGCCATCGCTTCCCGCTCGATTATTTTATAATCAACCAAGGGTGCTTTTTTGTTTCCAACAATCCGACCGTGCCTTTTTGGTTCATCGTACGCATAGCCTATATACTGAATGCCTTTGTTGGTTTGATGTTTTTTTAAGACCTTCTGTTTTAATTCGCTTACACACCAGCTTCCTATTATGTTCGGAAATCCATACATTTTGCCTGGGTATTTACCTCTTTTTCTTATCCTATGATAAATTTCCTCGAACGTATAATCAGAACTAACACGCTCGACCTCTATTCCATATCGATCCAGAATAATTTTATCCGCTTTGTTTTTGAAGTCAACCATAGGCGGTAAATCCGCTGGTATATCCTTTGTAGCCCAGATTTCCGCGTGTATGATTCTTGTTAATGGCAGTTTATTCTGATGTATAACTTCTAACATTGCAAGACTGTCTTTTCCGTAACTTATTGACGCTACACACTCCAGTAACTCGTCGGCCATGGTAGGGTTGCTCCTCGCAAAAAAA